TATTACGAAGAATTCTAATTGCAGGATCATAGTAATGCTCGATTACATATTGATCTTGAGCTTCTTCAAAATCTTTAGCATTATCAGAGTTAGCTAACCATTTCCATGCAGCATCAAATTCTTCACCAGTTAAAGGATGTTTAGCTAATTCAGCCCCAAACCAATAACCTTTTTCTTGTAGCCAATCTACAAATTCATCTAAAGAACCAGCATTACTGGAGAATTGATAAGTACCATAAGATTTCCCGCCTGGGTCACCATAACCACTAGAGATAGTACCGATACCAGCACCACCGGATTCGTATTTTTCGGATAATTCACCGATCTTCATAATATAATTCCTCCTTACATTTCTTTAAGAGGCTTATGGATCTTCTTTGGTCTAGAAGATCTGTTAGCCATTTCAATAACATCGTCTGCAGCTTTACTATTAACGGGTACGTCTACCACAGGTTGTTCAACAATCGGACGCTCGATAACAGGCTGCTCGGCAATGGGAGCTTTTACAATTTTTGGAGCAATTGGGAATTCACCTTCTGGGGAATTCTTAGTGCTATCCACTAACCATTTAAATAAACCAATTAAGCCAACACCAGATGCTGATAAACCTTGCCAGCAACTATCAATTTCGAATTTTGTGCCATATAGACCATTAGACCAGTATCCATATACCCAAGATCCTAAAACTAAGATTGCTGCTAGTAGACCAAATCCCATACAGATTGAAGCCATATTAACTCTTAGATGTCTTAAAAGACTCATAAATATAAATCCTCCTTTTAAAAATAAAACACCCCAGTTAGACCTATAAAGGTGGAATCGGGGGTTATCATTATGTTAAAACATTATGATAATTGATTAAACTGAAAGGAGACAAATATGGAAGTCTTTAATCCTGTATATGATAAAATCGCATTAAATGATTTATCCCCAGAACTCCAAGCTCTAATTAGAGATTCCTCTGAAGCAGTGTCTTATAATCTAAATAGACATATGAAAGACAAATCTGCTCACATTACAGTTCTAGATAGAGAAACTTGGAATAATAAAGCGCCTAATGAATCACCTAACTTTACTGGTGTACCAACTGCACCAACTCCTACTTTAGGTGACTCTTCTAATAAAATCGCTACAACTGATTTTGTTACTAATATTCTCAAAATCTTCAAACCTGAAATTTCTATCAAAGCTAATAAGTTGACTAATAAAGTTAATATTAAACTTGGAGGTGTAGCTGATTCTATTCCAGTACAATTTGATGGTAGTGGAGACTTAGTTATTCCTGTAACTACAGTAGATACTTCTGCTCTTAGAGGCATTTTAGGCAAAGATAAATTAACTGGTAAATATGATATTTCTATTTCCGGTAATGCATCTCATGCTGACACTGCAGATAGAATTAGCGGTATTGAATTGAATGAGTTGGCTATGAAAGAATCACCAGCTCTTCAAGGTAAACCAACTGCTCCTACTGCTACATTCGGTACAGCTACTGATCAAATTGCTACAACTAAATTTGTTGATAAAGCCATTAAATCTTTAGACTTAACTGCTTTAGCTGGAGCTGGTGGAGCAACTGGTACTAGATTTAGTCCATTTAAAATTAAAATCACTGGTAAAGCTACAGCTAATGAAGTTACTGTAGATGGTACAAGTGATGTAAATCTTAATATCAGAGACTTAGCTATTGATTATAATGAGATTGCTAGAAATCTTAATATTACTACAGTTAATGGTCATACTTTAGGTAAAGACGTACCAGCTGATGCGGTATTTACTGATACAGTATACGTTCATCCTAATACACAAACTGACTTAACTGCAACTGAATTTACAGCTGTTACTGTAGACCGTCAAGGTCATGTAATTGCAGCTCGTAATCCAAGTACTTTAGATGTAAATATTACTAAGAATGCTGCTACAGCTGATAGATTAAAAGAACGTCGTAGATTTAGCATTACTGGTGTAACTGCATCTAATGCATATTTCGATGGCTCTGCTGATGTAGCTTTAAATGTAACTGCAGTCCCAGCTAATATTGTAACTGAGTCTAATGATAAACAATTTGTATCTAAAGCTCAAAAAGATAAATTAGATGCAACTTTAACTGCTGCTGAAATTACTGCTAAGATCGGTGAAGCTGGTTCTGGTATGGAATGGAAAGAAGCTGTTGATACTAAATCTAAGTTATCTACTAAATACTCTGCTCCTAAGAAAGGTTGGACTGTATCTGTATTAGATGAAGGTAATACTTACCAATACAATGGCTCTTCCTGGATTGTAGTATCTAGTAGCAATATACCTAAAGCATCTACTACAGTAGATGGTAAAATGTCTAAAGAAGATAAAGCTAAATTAGATGGTATCGCAGCTGGTGCAAATAACTATGTATTACCATCTACATTACCTGCATCTATGATTACTCAAGATGATGATCATTACTTCGTAACCAAATATCAAAATAAGAAACTTCAAGACCTTTATAATAAAGGTGAATTGGATAACTTATTCGCTAAGAAAACTGATCTAACTAAGACTCAAGCATTTACTCTTGGTAATGGTTGGAAAATCGAAGCTAATGCAACAGGTGAATTAGCATTTACATTTAATGGTGTAGAAAAAGCTAAACTTGGCACTGATGGTGCATTTAAATCTGTAAGCTTAGAAGAAACAGGGGGTAACTAATGCTACCTGTAACTAGAAAAGCTCTTAGATATTTTATGAAACTTGTGACTCCAGAGTATATTGGTTGCTACTTAATGGCTCTCTTTACACAATTGATCTGCTTGCTTACTAACCCTATCGTAGTTTTATTCTGCGATAAATATGGTAACCTCCCTAAGATATTCAGACTATGGCAGACCTATGATAACTGTCTTGATGTAGACTGGATGATCTCTGAAGGAGTAGTTCCTAAAGTGTTTAGATATGACTTTAACAAACACTATAAATATTATCCTGAATCTAAGACTAATGATGAAATGATTCCTGGTCATGTAGTTATCTTAGATGATGACTTTACTCTTAAAGAAAGAGTACAACGTTATTTCTGTCGGGTATTATGGTTGTATAGAAACACTGCATATGGTTTTGCATATAAACTTCTTGGTATTACTTACACTGGTATTCACCAACACGTATTAGAGAACGATCAAACTAAAGGTAAACAAATCTTTGTATCTTTCTTAGAAGATTCTTGTGGAGTTGATAGATACTTCTCCGTAAAATCTACTGAATATTGGACTTGTCCATTTATTAATAAGAGATTTAGATTTGATATCTATCTTGGTTGGAAGTTATCTGGTACTCAAGAGTATACTAATGAAAAACGTGCAATGCTTGCTATTAGAATTAGTCCATTCTTAAGTGTAAAATAATCAAAATGGTACATCCAATTAAATTTGGATGTACCATTTATATTGTTTTGGAGGCAAATATGACTAATATAATTCCTTTAATAGCAAAAAAATATAATCGTAAGGGGGATACGTCTGGTACCCTTAAATCTTTAGTAGATGACTTAGTTTTTATAGAAGATGTAGATGATTCTTTATTATTCATAACTAATATTCCTAGAGAGACTAAGTACTCTATTGAAGAAGTTTTTAATATTATAACCTCTAATGATAAATACAGTGAAGTACTTAGCAATGTACTAGGCTCTCTTAATATAGATCTAGATTACCATAAATTATTATTAAATGCAATAGATTCTGAGTCTTATAAAATCATTAGTTTGATTAGTGATAATATACCAACTCCAGATTTATTCTTATCTAAGAATAACTATGGATGCTTAACTACTGCTTTAGGTAAATCATATACTATCTTTGATAAAGTCCTAGGTATGGTTATTAGTCAATTATTACATACATCTTCTAAAGAAGATAAGATCTTAAGTTTATTCATGACTATCTGTATCGTTAATAAAGATATAGATAAACTAGCTTCTTTATGTACTGGTTATTTGGCTATATCTAAAGATGAAGTCTTAGTAAAGAAACTGATGAATGAGTCTGCAACTACTGCATTCCAATATATGTCAGAAGAAGATATTCATAATGTAGTTGATGATATCAACTCTCGTAGTGTATTATCAAGATATTTATCAAGAATGTAAAATACCCCCATAGGAGTTGAACTCCTATGGGGATACTTTTTAGATTTTAATAATAGATTTGATAAACAATATCTAAGCCTTTAGAAAGCTCAATCAATTGTTCATTTGGCATGTTGTATTTAGTCAATGGACGGATATCTTGATAATATTGTTTACCATTGATTTCTTTTTTCCAAGCAGTACATAAAGAGATTGTATTAATACGTGCTTCGTTAATACCAACTGTATTGATGAACCATTCACGGCATTCTTCTTCAGTGATCTTTAAGTTGATTTCTACGAAAGTTTCAACTTCAGATTCTTTAGTGGAATTGTAAATAGTAGCATCTACTGTAGTACCATCTTCGAAACGAATCTTTTTAACTGGTTTGGATTCAAATGTTTTGAAGTAGTATGCAACACGGTTACCAATGATTTTACTACCATGATAGATTTCTTTCTTAGCTTCAGTAAGATCTTCAGTAATCAATGGGAAACGGAATGGAACCAAGTACTCTGGCGCACACCATTTAGCATAGTTAACTTCATATACTTGAGAGTTTTCACGACCACAACCATCAGTACCAACGCAGAATAAGTAAACTTTTTCTGGTGTAGATGGTGTTTCAAATACAGAGTTTTCTAAGTTCATTTCTGTATTATAAGATGGTGTAGTATATTGTCTAGGAATATCAAAGTGTTGAGTAGCAGTGTATTCTGCTCCAGGCAAGATGATTTTATTTTCACCTTCGAATAATAAGATATCAGTACCACCAACAAAGACTTTAATGTTGGTACGGTTATGCGTTGCAGTAATATTACTACCATCAGTTGTATGGCTAAATTCTGCAATATTTAACTGTTTATCAGGCATCTTACATTTACCTCCAATTAGTTTTTATCTTCAAAATTTATTATTATGTTTTGGTTATGCATTGCTATCGTACTGAGATACGTATACATGATCTATTAATTCAAAGTTATCGATTCGTTTACCTCTAACTCTAGGTTTAATTCGATCAAAGGATTCAGACATAGCATAATGGTGTAAACGTAAAGAGTTAGTATAGATGATTAACTCTTTCTTAATAAGTTTACGTAAATCGTCAGTACGTTTAAGTACTGCATAAATGTGGATTTTATCATGGACATCTGTAGTTGGATCTAACGTAGAAATACCATGATCTTTGATGCCATATTTTTCGAAGTAGTATCTTAAGATATATACTAATTCTTTCTGAGTGATATTATCTATTTCATACTTTTTAGTAATGTAGCTGCTGAAGCCATCATAGAATAATTCAAAGTCTTCATTTCTTAACTTAGATAAGTATTTGATTGCATCAATTGGTTTAATATATTGGTTATAACGTCTATCGAAATTATAAACTGTAGTTAAACCAGCTAACTCAATCTTATAAGATTTAAAGAAATCAATAACTTTAGATACATACATCTTCAAGTAATCAATACCGATACCTGGGAGATAGTTAAACAGCTGTTTATAATCTTCAGACCCCATGAATACTTCAATGTATTTAACTGTATCCATAATGGAGTTAGTTATAGCTTTCTTACGTTGAAGATCTTCACCAATAGACTTCATACGAAGTATAGCATTATATAGATCAATATCTTGATATCTTAGATATTCAGTATAAGTCTTAGCAACTTGATCACCATTGACTCTAAAGAATTTATTACTAAACTTCTTGATTAGTAATGCATCATATACAGCTTTATATGCATCATAGATGCGTTTATTATCTGCATAATACATGCCTTTGACAACTACATCGTAAATCTTAGTATTCTCTTCTAAGATATTCATTAAACCCTTCATGGATATACCGGGTTTATATTTCTTAAAGTCAGCTACTTTTAATTCTTCTAATGTATAACCATATTTGCGTTCAATATCTCTACGGAGTAAATCTAAATCTGCATCGAAATTGAATCCTTGGATATACATAATAGGAACTGTCTCTGTCTGAATTGTATCTTTCTTATTATAATATAAGTAAGATAAAGAGAATAGATAGCATAAGATAGAAGATAACTTGAATGTCTTATCAGGTCTAATATTAGGAACCGATAATCTAATACGATCTTCAAATCTAGTATCATCAAAGAATGTATTGAAGAAGTATGGAATCTTGAATGATAAGTCACTCATAGACATAACTGTATCAATGGAGATATATTTAGTTCTAGCGTAGTTGAATTCTTTCTCAAGGATTTGATTCTTAATATCCAATGGATCAAATTCATTTGTCCATAACCAATCATCTTCAGTGAATGTATCATAATCTATATATTTAGATTCGTCACGAATAAAGTTATCTGCAGACTCATTTAAAGGAATCTTAACAAACTTAAGATCATAGTCTTTGGTTGGGTCTTCAATAAAGATATTTTTACGTTTAGCATTTACATAAGAGAATGTAAATAAGATAGTATCGCCATGCTCTAGGATTTTATCTACGTTAGAAAATAAAGCCTGATCATCTACGATTTCATAATCAACGTTCTCTTCTAAGATAGTACCATCTTCGCAAAGAATCTGCATTTGGTTATTATTATCAGATTCTAAGAAGTTATCATAAGGATATGGAATATCTACAACTCTCTTACCATTTCTAAAATCATATATATTATACTCAGTTCTAATATAGTTATTGAAATTATCATAGATGGAGTTATAGATAAAGATACATCTAACTTCACGACCTTTCTCTAAGTTAATAGAGTCATCTAAAGTTAGCATTGTACCAGATACTGTATATCTTGATTTATCAATGATAGTACCGCCAACAGTTACAATCATACCATTACCAGATTTCTCGTAGTTATAGAATGGATAGTTGATTGTAAATACCTTTTGGTTAGCTACACGAGCTTTAAGAGAATCTTCTGTAATATGAACTGTATAGTTATTACGTGGATCTTGGAAGAAGTATACTTTAACTACATCTTTATTATCCACATAGTCTTTAGAGTTTCTAAATGATAAGATATTACCATTCATGATAAAGTTAGATCTATCTAGGATTTCACCATTAATAGTAATTAACCATTTATTTCTCTTAGAATCATAGCCTTCATATGGGAAGTTAATCTTGAATGAACTCATCATACGATTGATTTCCACTTGAGCAGAAGTTAACTTGATTCTATCTCTATTCTTAGGATAGATAAAGTGAATCTTAATCTCAGTACCAGCACGTAATACTTTAGTTTGGTCTAGGATTTTGATTTTATTCTTCAAGAATATATACTCAGATGAGTATACTGGTTTACCATCAAGGAATACTTCAATTGGGTATTCACTTTCTTGGTATCCTTTGAATGGCACTTCGATTTCATAGTCCTGCATACCAGGGATTTGTACTGTAGTAGTAAAGAATTTCTCTTCTAATTCTACATCAAAACCTTCAGTATAGATATTATTGAATACTACACTACGATTTCTAGTTACTTTATCTTGAGGATATACGAATGAGAAGTTCTTACCATTAAGCATATATCTATCAGATGGAAGTAATACTGAACCATATAATGCAAAGAACTCACCACCATATTGTATATAGTTATAATATGGTTCTGGTACATCAAAGCTACTAATAGCATTATCAGTAACAGTCTTGAAATTATACTCAGTTATCTTACTCTTAATAGGATATCTTGGAGAGTAAATAAAGATTATAGATAGTAAACGTTCTATAGTAGTCTTAGACCAATCGGTGTCATTATTAAAAGTAATCTTATTACCATTTACGGTATATCGTTTAGGGTCAATGAATGTACCACCAGTTGATAGATACATTAGACCACCCATATCAACAAAATCAGCTACAGGATATTCAAAAGTAAAGATCTTTTGATTATTATCAGTAATAGGATACTGTCTAACATCAGTGATAATCTTATAACCATCTAAGTTAGAGATATCATCATTGAATTCATTATTAGAGAAGAAAATGAACTCTAATTTAGACTTCCCTCTAAGGAAGTTAGCATCTTTGAAGTTAAGTTTACCATCTTTAGAGATAGTATACTTATCTTCTAATACACGTTTACCATCCACATTAACGAAAACTGCACCACCTTTGTCAAGGAAGTTTTCATGTGGGAATGGAATCTTAATACCATTAGATGCAAAACTAGTTAAAGTCTCACTAGCAGTATTAACTTTCTGATCTGTATCTAATACTTGCTTAACTTTGTAGTTGAATATATACTCACCAGTATCTTCATCTACTTTACGATCACGTAAGAGATAGTACTTAAAGATACGTAAGTCATCAAATCCAAAAATAGAGCAGATATCTACCATACATTTAGCAGTTGATTTATATTTAAGTAGCTCATGAAGTCTTCTCATCATTCTAACTTGATAGATCAATGGGATTTCATCATAATATGGTACACCATGAGACATGAATATATATCTTACACAACGTTCATCAAACACATCAAGAT